TGGTCACGACGGCACTAACCCCGTTGCCTGTGGTTCAATCAGTGCCACTGTAGAAGGAACCCCAACACTGGGGCGTGTTCCTACAAAAATATCATTTGCCACTGATAACGGCACTAATGCAATAGTTCGTGCAGAATTGTCAGCAATCGGTGTATGGAAAGTTAACAATATTGCACCGTTGAGTGGCACAACATTGAGTCTAACAGCCGGTAATTTGGTTCTTAATGGTCAAGCAGATTTAAGATTTGCTGATGGAGATTCTAGTAATTATGTGGCATTTCAAGCGCCTAGCACAGTATCAGCCAATGTAACCTGGACATTGCCAGGTGTAGACGGAACTGCCAGTCAGGTGTTAAGCACTGACGGGTCTGGCACATTAGCCTGGGTGACACCGGCCGGTGGTGCTGGCACAAGTCTACAGTCAAGAAACACAGTAGCGGAGACCACAGCATCTATAGCTGACGCAGCCATAGGTAACGTAACATTTACCGGAGCTGCCAAGGGATATATTCTATATAAAATACAGACTACTGCTGCGGCGTGGGTGAGGTTATACACCGATATCAGTAGTAGAACGGCCGACGCTAGTCGTGCAGAAGGTGTTGACCCAACTGCTGGTGCCGGGGTAGTTGCTGAAGTAATTACTACAGCAGCACAGACTATTTTGATTAGTCCCGGAACACTAGGGTTTAACAATGAAAGTAGTCCAGTTACTGAAATTTATGCTGCGGTAACAAATAAGAGTGGCGGCACAACTGCTATAACTGTAACACTGACCATATTAAAAATAGAAGTTTAATATGTCATTACTTCAATATATTACTACTAAACGATATATAGTAACTGTTGAAAACAGTGAAGATCTCACAGCCATCTATGATGAATTAGAATCTCTGGGCAAGACTCCTCCGGGATTAGATATTACTCGAGATGTGTTGTGTATTGATCGTAGACCATCTAGTAGAAATACAGTGTATTTGTTAACAGAATGGGAAGCCGGTGAGCTGACTAGAGATTCTCGAATTAAAGCCGTGACTCTACATCCTAAAGAATTAGGCATCAGCGCAGGTGTTAATGCATATACGCAGACCAGTTCTAACTGGGACAAATCTACTTCTGCTTCAGGTGTTATGAAAAACTGGGGGTTGTTACGCTGCACAGAAGGCACACAACGAGCAAGTTGGGGCGGCACAGGTTATCAAGGCAATGGGTCAGGAACAGCAGCACAAACTGGCACTGTTACTTTAACACAGACTGGAAAGAATGTTGACGTTGTTATCTGCGATGAAAACGGTCTAGTATGGAATCATCCAGAATTTACTGCCAACGCAGACGGCACCGGTTCTAATAGAACAAATCAATATAATTGGTTTCAACATAATCTTGCTGTCAAAGGAACAAGTCCCGGAACATACAGCTACGGAACAGGCAGTCATTCGACACACGTTGCTGGCACAGTAGCAGGCAATACACAGGGTTGGGCTAGAGATTCTAACATTTATAATCTATATTACTTGGCTGGTGACGACGCTGACTACACATTTCCCTATGTGTTTGACTACATTAGACAATTTCACGCAAATAAATCTAATAATATAGCAACTGGAAGAAAAAATCCAACGATAGTTAACAACAGTTGGGGTATGAGTATTTTCCCCAGTGACTGGGCGTTGACTGACATTACTGCGGTGACATATAGAGGAACTAGATATACACCAACTGTTGGTGCAACTACATATCTAGGCATCAGTGGTGTTTGTAATGCCAACAGTAGATTGGCAGATCTATTAGGATTTGAAAATTTTGGTAACAGAATTACCACTTCAGGTCCACCACCTGCCGGAGCAGGAAATATTTTATCATATCCAGGAACTTGGACCTCAGAGGGCGGACAAGTATATCTAGCATCACTTGTGGCGCCAGCCTCAACATATACTATCACAGTGCAAGGACCTTGCACTGTTGCATTGATTTCAAATGTAGCATCTGGCGGAATCGCTGGTATTACTACTCTAACATTAGGAGTAACTGTTACCCAAGGTGCATCTACTATTGCAACATACACACAAGGTCCAACTTCGTCAGCCGAAGGCGGTGATGTTGAATTAACCATAAACCAAACTGTGGCCTTACCAAACACCGCCGTTTATACCATTACCTACAACACAACATTGGTCAACGGTGAAGTAGCCAGTCCATTAACTGCTGTGGCTATGAGCACTAGAGTTACTGTAGCCACTGGTGCTGAAGCTGCCACAGTATCATCAATTACTCCTAGTCTAGGATCTACTGCTGGCCTGACCGTGTCAACTACGCCCACTACTGGAAATAATGACGACGGATTCTGGAATATCAGTTTGCCTTTTACTGTTAATTTTCTAGGTGGTCCACATACCAATGTATTTCCGGGGACTAATTTTTATCTAACATTTGGGTCGGGGTCAACCGTATGGAGCGGGGTTAGTGTATCTAATCCTAACTTACCAAAAATCATGTGGTGCGCTAGAGACAACTCTGTTCAAAGAATATATCACGGGGTTTCAGGCACTTCACCAAATAGAACTTATAGAATTAGGATGGAAGGTAATGCTTCAACATCAGGAACACTGGGCAGTCCTGGCATGGTCTGCGAGTATACTTTCTACGAAGCAACTCCAGCGCAGATAGACCTACAAGTAGGCGTAAACAATGCTAAGACCACCAGTTCGGGATTTACCACAGAGCAATTAAACACCTGGGGATTTATCAGCGGTCAACGTATTCCAGCAAGAGTAGCGGCACTGGATGCCGACATTGAAGATGCCATAGACGAAGGCATTGTCACTGTAGGTGCAGCCGGCAACGGTAGATGGAAACACGATGTGCCCGGAGGATTAGATTGGAACAACACTTTTGAGATGGCTATTAGGTATCCAGGCAGTGTAGCACAACCTTATTACTATATGCGCGGGACCAGCCCCACTGCCAATGATACCACTGCCAACGGCGGATTTGATCTTCCCAACATCTGTGTTGGATCTGTAGACAGTATACAGATTGATCAGAAAGTTCAATACAGCGATTGCGGTCCAGGTGTAGACATTTGGGCGCCCGGAACTTATATTATAAGTGCGTTACCTAGCGGCACTGCTGATTCAAGAAACGGTGCATATTATCTAGGTAAGTATAGCGGAACCTCAATGGCCAGTCCTCAGGTTGCTGGTGTGTTGGCCTGCGCTCTCGAAGTTTATCCCGGAATGACGCAAGAACAAGCCAAAGCATATATTTTAGCCTATGCCAAGAGTAGTCAATTAACTGCTACTAGTGGCGGTCCGACTGATGCTCAAGATCTACAAGGTGCACCTAATAAATTTTTATACTACTATAAAGAACGTGCAACTTCAGGAAATACATTTCCTAAGATTAATTTTAAACAACGACCCACAACTGGATCAGTTTATCCTAGAACTAGAATTAGAAGGACATAATAATGCCTTTAGAAATATGGACCGAGCAAAGTAACTACAGCTTTGGAACAATAGCAGAAAGAACTCCGCTAGATATTCCATTGCCGGTTACCTACGAGGACAACTTTGAAGACAGCACAGGGTTAACCTTTTCTGTAATTTCAGGAAACTTACCGCCGGGTCTGCGTATAGATGCAGATCACATTAAAGGCACACCATTTGAAGTTCCTAGAGAAACTGAATTTAAGTTTTGTATAAGAGCAAAACTAGGCACAGCATTTGCTGATAGAACATATAAGATAACTATCACAGGAGAAGATGCACCAACCTGGCAAACCAATGAGGGACTGTTGCCTATAGGTCCCAACGATGCGTATTATATTCTAGATAGCAGTTTTGTAGATTTTCAAATGGCTGCTATTGATTTTGATACCACAGCCGGTCAAAGTTTGAAATATTTTATATCTAGTGGCGATGGTGAATTGCCTCCAGGTTTAATTTTAACCAAAACTGGAAGAGTTACTGGATTCATTCAACCGTTGTTAGTGGTAACCAGTAGCGATGGCAGTGGATCATTTGACACTGGGTTATATGACAGTGTTGCATTTGACTTTGGCCAACGATCTACTAACGGATATGACAGTTATGTCTATGACAGTATTTTCTATGATTACAGCAGTCCCACTACACTGCCAAGAAAATTAAATAGAAACTATGAATTTATTGTGTCTGTTACAGACGGCGACTCTGTTGCTAAAAGAAAATTTAGAATTTATGTAGTCGGAGACGACTTCTTTAGATCAGATAATACTGTGTTACAAAGTGGATCAGGGGTGTTTACCGCTGACATTACCTTTGCCCGTGTTCCAATTTGGATTACTCCTAACTATCTTGGACTGCGTAGAGCCAACAACTATCAAACATACTTGTTAGATACCTACGATGCTATCCCAGGACTGCCACAGGCATATTATTCATTAGAAGTAGTTAATCCCGAAATTGAAGGCCTAGCTGTTAGAGTCAGCACTGACGAAAACCGAGAAGGTGATCAATACTTAAGAATTAAAAATGCCACTGCTATTCCTACTACAGGATTAAGATTTAGATTAAGTGATACATTGTCTATAGGAACTAGCCAGGTATACACTATTACCGGTGTAACTAAAATTAGCACTGACACATATAGACTGGGAGTATCTCCTAACCTAGCTGTTACTGTTCCCAATAATACACAAATATTAATAGGCACTGACAGTGTGCTACCTCCAGGTATGACGTTCGATGCTACCACTGGTGAAGTATTTGGCAATGTTCCTTACCAACCAGCAATTACCATTAGTTACAATTTTACTATCAATGCAACTAGATATTTTACAAATAATGAAAGTGCCAATGCTAGAAGAATATTTACTGTAGATATTTTAGGAGAAGTTGACAGCACTATTAAATTTCTCACAAATAATAATCTTGGAACTATCAATGCCAACATTGTTTCAACGCTGGCAATTAAGGCCACTACTACAGTGCCCAATGCCATTGTCATATATCAACTGTTAGACGGAGCGGTTCCGCCAGGTTTAACACTGAGCCTCGATGGACAACTTATAGGTAAAGTTAATCAATTTGGCACTGCGGGCAATCCAGGTATTATTACCTTTGATAATAACGCATTTATCTTAGATGCTAACGATACAACATTTGACAGAGAATATGAATTTACAGTTAGAGCAAGAGATCAATTTTTATTCAGTCAATTAGATCAAACATTTACACTGACCATTGATACGCCTAATAATAAACTCTATAGTAACATTTCTGTAAAACCATTCTTAAAACAAACTGAGCGAGCAATATTTGCAGACTTTATTAACGATACTAATATCTTCAATCCTAACTTGATCTACAGATTAGGAGATAGCAATTTTGGTATACAAAAAACATTAAAAATGATAATATACGGTGGTATCGAAACTCTTGATGCTGCTAGATATATGGAAGCCATGGGCAGAAATCATAAGAAAAAACGTTTTAAATTCGGCAGCGTAAAGACTGCCGAGGCAAAACTCACAGGAACAAATACAGTAGTCTACGAAGTAGTCTATGTTGAAATGGTGGACCCGCTAGAAAACAGCAACGGCAGTGCTGCCTTGACTGTTAATATGTCCGAGGACCCGTTGCCTGTTATCATCGAAAGACCAGTAACTTGGAGCAGAGATGTCGACTTGTTGAACGAAGATGCTCCTTGGGGATTCCGTCCAAATCACATTGTATCAACAGATAGTCAAAACTATTTTGCTGGTAGTCAACAAACTAGATTCCCAAGCAGTGTTACAAATTGGCAATACCGACTAAAACAGCTCGGCGAAACTGAACGTGAATATTTGCCGCTGTATATGCGTAGTATACAAACCAGCGCGAAAAAAGAATTAGGTTTTGTAAAAGCAGTGCCGTTGTGTTTTACATTACCAGGTCAAAGTGCTACCATACTATTAAATATTAAAAACAACGGTTTTAATTTTAGTCAAATCAATTATGAAATTGATCGATATATAATAGATTCTGTGACCGGCTACGGCAACGATAAATATCTTGCTTTTAACAATGATAGGACAGCTATAATATGAGTTCAATAATTACGTCGAACATTGACGAAACCTACCCAGTCCCGGGGCAAGACAACAACAGTCAAGGTTTTAGAGATAACTTTAATAATATCAAAATTGGAATAGCACAAGCTAAAGTAGAAATAACAGCATTAGAAACTAATACTGCTAAGTTAAACTCTAACAACGACTTTAACGGATTTTTGTTAACCAATGCCAAGACTAACCAATTCTGGGGTAGCTATGTAAACAAAGGTAATAATTCAGCCAGTGTGACCATTAGCGCAGAAGATGCGGATTTACAAAGTGTTAACTTTACCAATACTCCTACAAATTCTATAACATTTAGAAATTGGCCTGCTAGTAACTTATATGCAAAAATTAGACTGGCATTGTCCGGTGATACTAACAATGCCTATACTATTACATTTGCCACAGAGGGAGGTGGCACAATTAAAAGAAGCACAACGTTTCCAGTTCCATTTACTCTGAGCACTGGTGGCGAAACTAGGGTGATTGAAGCTTGGACCAATGACGGCGGGCTAACTGTATATCTAGATTATGTTTCGGAGTTTGCCCTATAATGCACCCACTAGCCGAAGACTTTGGTCAATTAAAAGATGCCGAGATAGAATCTCGCATACAAGACTTAACTTCAAAATATTGGCAAACAACCAATTCTGCTGTTCAACGACAGATTTCATTATTTTTAGAAATGTATCAAGCCGAGATGCAAGATCGTCGAGCAAAACAATGGAATCAAATGTATCAAAAACGCAATAAAGATCTTGACAATCTCATCAATGTAAGTTAAAATGTATGCATGAGAATAAACAATCTTGGTGAATCTATATTTGACAGCAATGACATAATTGATATTATCTATCAAGGTCATGCTAATAAAGTATCAAATTTAATTGTAGAACAAGATCCTGAAATTTTACAATTTCAAACAGCATTAGACACAGTTTTTCAAAAAGAAACAGCGGGTGTCGATCAAAGCAGTTTTGATCAAAATAATCAACACAACTGGGCCATGCCCCAAGAATATAAAGATTTAGATATTGAACAATGGATCTACGATCAGGGACCTCCTTGGGATCCAGACCATGCTAGAATACAACTAGAATTGGCAGAATTTCAAGCAAGAAATATGATAGATCTGCTAAGATGGCTAAAATACTTTGTAGATACCTGCAGAACTAAGAATATTGTATGGGGAGTTGGGCGTGGGTCAAGTGTAGCCAGCTACGTGTTATATTTGATCGGTGTTCATAAAATTAACAGTATCAAATATAATTTAGATTTCTCTGAATTTATGAGATAAGTATGTGTATTAAAGGAGCTATATTATGGCAATGAAACAAGCACAAAGACAAGTATACAGATCTATGCAGGGCAAAGAAATTGACCTTGACAAACTACGTATGCGTAACGAAATGACTATAGCAGTGGGAAATGCTAGAGTTAATGCCCGAGGTGACGAATTAGGCCCCGGTGGCAAAATTATTAAAAAGCGTGAAGAAGTTATGAATGAATATTATTCAAGCAATCCAAACGCAGTCAAAGAGGAATAAATGAGTGCAATTAAAGGAAAACTGAGACCACTGCGGAATACTGTATTGGTCTCAGACATGGGCTTTGAAGAACAAACTACTGCCAGCGGTATTGTTATTCAAAGTGATGACGGTAAAAGTCATGGCGTTAAACCTCGGTGGGCTCGTGTATGGGCTATCGGTCCAGAACAAGTTGAAGTCAAACTCGGAGAGTGGATCTATATTGAGCACGGACGCTGGACTCGGGGTATTAAAGTAGAAGAGAATGGTGAGGACATAGTCATCCGTAGAGTTGACACCGATGCCATTTTACTTCAAGCTGACGATAAACCCACCGATGTCTATATGGCCAAGGGTATTGAAGTTCAAGAAGCTGTTGAAGCATATAGATTGGAAAACAAATAATGACTAATCCGTTTCGTGATCAAGAAAAGTTTATGCGGGCCTGTGATCAAAGCGTAGGAGAGTTTGATGAAAAACAATACTCAATGTATATTAAACTTATCGACGAAGAACATCAAGAATTACTAGAAGCCACACTGGCAGATGATCAAGTAGAACAACTAGATGCACTTATTGATATCTTGGTTGTCACTATTGGTGCAATTCACAGCGCCGGATTTGATGCAGAGGGTGCGTGGAAAGAGGTCATGAAAACAAACTTTGCCAAGATTGACAAAGAAACTGGTAAAGTTCGTAAACGTGAGGACGGTAAGGTATTGAAACCCGTAGGGTGGATGCCGCCGGAGTTGGCTCCGTTTGTGAGCAACTAACTCAAAGGGTCTTGACAGACCCTTTCTTTTTGTCTATAATAATATAAAAGGAGATTGTATAATGTTATTTGCACTAGGATTAATTGTAGGAATATTTTTAGGCATTGCAGTAATGTGTATAATGGTTGTTACCAAAGATGCAGATGTTCGAGCAGAGTATATGCGTAAAGATTTAGAAAAAAAGGACAAAGATGAATAACCTATGGGTAGAAAAATATCGCCCTAGCACATTAAATGGTTATGTGTTTAGAGACAATAACCAACGACAGCAAATAGAAAGTTGGGTTAAAGAAAAAACAATCCCCCATTTGTTGTTTAGTGGTAATGCAGGTATTGGAAAAACAACATTGGCTAAGATTTTGTTAAATTTGTTAGAAGTTAACGACCTCGATGTGTTAGAAGTCAATGCCAGTCGTGTTAACTCTGTAGACGATGTTAGAAATAAAATTACTAACTTTGTGCAAATGATTCCGTTTGGAGACTTTAAGGTTGTTCTACTAGACGAGGCTGACTATCTAAGTCACAATGCACAAGCGGCATTGCGGGGTGTTATGGAAGATTATCACACCACTGCCCGCTTTATTCTTACTTGTAACTATCCCAACAAGGTTATTCCAGCATTGCACAGTCGTTGCCAAGGATTCCACATTGAAAAAGTTGACATTACAGAATTTACAGCTCGTGTTGCTACAATTCTAGTTGAAGAAAGCATTGAGTTTGATCTCGACACGCTAGACACTTATGTTAAGGCCACATTTCCAGATCTACGTAAATGCATCAACATGGTGCAGATGAACAGTATTGACGGGGCCCTTAAAGCACCCAGTCAAGGTGATCAGGGATCCAGTGACTACAAAATACAAATGGTTGAATTGTTTAAAGCTGGTAAAATCAGTCAAGCACGTAAACTGGTATGCGGACAAGCCCGTCCAGAAGAAATGGAAGAAATTTATCGCTGGCTATACGACAACGTTGTATTATTTGGCAGTGATGAAGCGCAGGAAAAAGCTATCCTTATCATAAAACAAGGACTGGTTGATCATACACTGGTAAGTGACCCAGAAATTAATCTTGCCGCAACAATGATTAGACTTAGCCATATATGAAATAAAAAAGGGCTCCTAAGAGCCCTTTTTCACTCACCGTAGACTGATAATACTTCTTTTACAGCATTGTGCCTTTCAATATCTTTTTTATCAAATTGTTGCAGATCGATGCACTTTAATGATTTGTGTTCATTAATGTGTCGTATAAAGTCGATGAGTCCGTTGTCATCGAGTCTATCTGCTTGATTCAAATCTCCGGTAACGACCATTTTGGAACCTTCTCCTAATCTAGTGAGTAGCATTTTCATTTGATTAGGCGTGGCGTTTTGCATTTCATCTGCAATGATATAAGCATTTTTAAAGGTTCGACCTCGCATGTAGGCTAATGGGCTGATTTCAATCACCCCTTCGTTGATCATATTTTCTATGTCTTTTTTAAGGTAATATTCTCCTAGAACATCGAAGATAGGTCTTGTCCACGGTGCCATCTTTTCTTGCATGGTTCCGGGTAAAAATCCTAAATCTTCATCCACTGATACGGCGGGACGAGTAACTATAATTTTATCAAACTTGCCTTCCTGAAACAACTTAACGCCCACTTGAACTGCCAGCATGGTTTTGCCCGTGCCGGCTGGACCTACAGCAAAAATTATGTTTTTGTTGTCGTCTTGTAGTTTTTCGAGGTATTGTTTTTGGTGGTCGTTTCGGGGATACAACGACACTCGATGCTTCTTTGAAGGAAGATATGTTTGAAAATCAATCACGTTTACTTCAGAATTAAAACGTTTTCTCACTCTTTTACTCATCTAGTTCTCCTACTTTAAGTAAGTAGGACTTGTAGGGACCGCCCATCCTCACAGGTCCTACACAGTTATTTACTGATAATGTCAAAAATTAAACTGATATGGTAATAAAACAGCATAACTAAATAAAGTAGTAAATTAGCGAGTTAACATATGGCCGATATCCTAGAAGTAATTAAAAACATAGAGAGCTTGTATTCTAACAATACCAGCTTGAGCATACTAAAAGACTTTGAACGAGTTTTAGAAACATTAGACATCTATGTTTACGAAAACTGGTTGCAGGGCGAATTGCTAGAAGGGCCACGTGTTGATCGACACTGGGTTACCTGTAGCTTTATGTGGCCCAAGGATCAAATGCCAAATCCCAGGGCTGCAAAACGGTTATTTGAACACGAATGTAGAGTTAAGTTTGACGAAACAGTTATTGTTAAACCTAGAAAGATTGAAGGGCCAGATGATTTCAGACCCGGAACTACCAAGGGCAAACTAGACCGCCATCCAATATGGGTTGTAACTATTTCCATGCCTAAAAAACTAGTGTTCGATATGTTCGAAGGACACATGGATAAATTACGCAAAGAACGATTTGGTCGTAACAGTAGGGTAGATGCCAGCGAAGCACAGGTAGCAGATGCAGGAATGCCGGGGGTAGCAGGCGCACCGGCGGCAGCGGCCGCAGCACCAGCAATGCCATCAGCTGGGGCAGCGCCTAGTCCAGGGGCAGCAGTATGAACCTCAATGAAGATTTAAGACCAGCGGACCTACGATATCTTGTTGACAGTGTATTTGAAGTTGATTCATACAGCAGTAAGATGGGCAATGACAGGGATGTTTCTGTAATTTCTTTCAGCGTAAGAAACAAAGAAGCCGCAGAGGATTTGGAAAGTTTCATCGAAAAGGGTTACAAGTTTGTGTTAGATGCAGACGTTAGCCCCGGTGAAGTTAAAGAAGGCAGATATAAAGTATTTGTTGAGATGGAACGTGATAAAGATCTAAGTTCACATATTGTTGAAATACTAGACGGTGTAAAGAAACTAGCAGACAATGAAGATTTTAGATTTAGGTATTATAGAAGTTTTAGATCAAATCCTGCCGATGTTGAAACATTGTTAGATGCTGTGCCCACTACTCCTGATCAATATGAAAATAAAATCAACGAAGTGCAGATGGAAAATGTGGATAACTTTTTTAACAAAAGCTATCTAGAAAGCATTGAACTCAATGATGATCAATTGACTCTTGAGAAACCATTCAACGGCTCACTAAATTTAGTAGTATCAGATTTTGGTCTTAGACAACGGATTTACGAATCCGTTCAAGGAGCATTTCAAATGAATCCCAACGACATCTCTGAAATATTATATCTAACAAAATTTATCGGACCTTATAACATTAACAAAGTTGATAATAAATTTATTATAGAAAATAACGGATACGCACTTGTGGCGGAGATGAAAAGATGACCCAAATTTATTGGATGTTAGAACTAATACCTGAAAGTGTTTTACTTTGGTTATACTATACAGCACTGACTGCTGGTATCATAATGTTGGCTGCCAGTTGGCTAGTCAAATGGTTTCCAGGGATTAGTAATTATAAATTACCAATACAACTAGCAGGCGTGGTATTAACTGCTGGAAGTTTGTATTTGTTGGGCGGACACAGCACAGAAATAATGTGGCGAACTCGTGTTGCAGAAATGCAGGCCAAAGTTGATGCGGCCAAAGTAGCATCAGAGTCAGCTAACACTGTAGTTGAAGAAAAAGTAATTACTAAGACCAAAGTAATTAAAGAAAAAGGCAAAGACATTATTCAGTATGTTGATCGTGAAGTTGTTAAAAAAGAAGAAATTGTCAAATACATCGAACAATGTCCTGTGCCTAAAGAAATAATTGATCTACATAATGCAGCTACAGAAATGAATAAAGCTGCTGAAGTAAAAAAATAAAAACGTATGACTCCAAATTTTAAGTTTAATTTAATCTCTACAGACACTGTTGTTGATCTACCATTTGACAGACCTCCTAACTGTTCCTATGACATTTATTGTAATTATTGTGACAGTCTAACAACAACTGTAGCAGAGACAGATATGACTCGATGGAACAGTGACAATACTAACAACTTGTTTGATTCTGTTTATAATTATTTGTGTGAACGTGGAGCCAGTGCAAGACATAGATTTTTATTAAAATTAGCAGAAGAAGATATTTTAAATTTACATGCAATAGATGTGTATATGCCAAGTGAGCACGGACAAGCAATAAAATTAGCTGAAAATTTTATTAAGTTAGAAAAATATGTGAACATAGTAACAAGTCATTACACAGACCTAGATGTTGAATCTAAGAATACCATTATTAAAGATACGCATCAAGACTTAACAGCTTTAACATATGAGAATAAAGTTTTCGACTACGTGCATTGTAATCATATGTTAGAACACATATATAACTATAAACAAAGCATTGCTGAGTTACATAGGGTGTTACGCAAAGGGGGAACCTTGATTATAACTGTTCCAATATGTTACCAGCGGGAAAATAATTTAGAATGGGCAAGATTAGATTCAAACGGCAACATACTATGGAATTACCAACCAGCGTATCATGGTGGTCTTGAAAAATATCCTGTGTTTTGGGAATTTGGATTACAAGTGTTTTACGATATTAAAGAAATCTTTTCAACATCTGAAGTTGCGTTAGAAACTTATGTAGATTATTCTATAGGA